ACTAAGGTGGTGATCTTATGGCAGGTGCATACCTCAAGCTGAGAGAGTTAGATCTACTCGGCAGGAAAAGAATATACACAGATGCTGATGAGATTACTCCCGATAACATCTTTGGCGTGCTGGAAAGCGCATGGGCGATCCATGAGATCAACCTGGAGGAAATTCTTTTCCTTATTAGATATGAGAAGGGAATGCAGCCTCTGAAGCGTGAAAAGACGATCCGAGAAGATATCGATATTGAGGTATCCGATAACCTGGCTAACCAAATCACGGAATTCAAGCTGGGCTACAACTGGGGCAATCCAATCACATATGTTCAGAAGAACACTAAGGACCTGGCTGGCAATCCTCCTTCCAAGGATGACGATGCAATCACTACTCTCAATGAGATGAATGATGCTGAAGCTGCTTATGCGAAGGATCAGGAGCTTGCTAGGTTTATTGAAATCTGTGGCATTGGTTTCCAGATGGTAGATGTGAAGCGTGAGTACACCGGTGGATCTGTTTTCGACCTGCATGTACTTCATCCTATGTATACATTTGTCGTATACAAGAATGATATCGCAGAAACGCCAATGATGGGTGTCACCTATCGAGAGCTTGAATCGGGTGACCGTTACTTCACTTGCTACACGAAAGATGCGCTGTATGAGGTGCGGAACCTCTGCACCATCGTTAATGGTGTGAAGGAGCGAGAGTGGACGTTCACTCGTCCTGACCGTGGAGTTGGAGAGCGGAATCCCCTGGGAATGATTCCTATAGTGGAATTCGTGAGAGCCTATGACCGCATGGGATGCTTCGAACGGCAGATATCCGATATGGACGCTCTGAATACCGAGGTTTCCGACTTTGCGAATGCTACTGCGCAATCCGTCCAGGAAATCTGGTGGGGCAATGACTGGGAATTCCCGAAGGATCCTACGACCGGAAAAGAGATTACTCCAAAATCCGGTCAATGGGTTATGACGAGAACCCTTGCTAATGGCAAGTCTCCCATCATCAAACCGCTGGCATCCAATTTCGACTATGACGGAGTTCAGGAGAATATCGTAAGCAAGAGAAATGCAATCCTTCAGAAGTGCTACGTTCCACTTCAGACAGATCCCGGTGGTGGTTCCACTGCCAGTGCGATGTCTTTGTCTTCGGGATGGGCTGCTGCCGAAGCTGCTGCGTCCAAAGAAGAGCAGATTATCAGAAGAAGTAAAATGATGGTCGTTGCTCTTGAGCTTGCTGCTGTGAAGGTCCGGTCCTATTGGCTGGATGATAATCCCATCGTTGACCTGAGTATCTCCGATATCTACGCTAAATTCACTCGCCAAAAGACATATGACCTTGGCACAAAGACAAATGCTATGGTAGCGATGATTAAGTCTGGTGTGAATGGTCGTGTTGCCATGCAGACGGTGGATCTCTTCGCCGATGTTGCACAGGCTTGGAACGATTCGAAGGAAACCATCGAGAAGTTCCAGAAGAGCATTGTGGAACCGAAGAGGGATGTGAACGTAGAAGAGAAACGTGAAACGGCAGACCTTACGGATCAGACAGGAAACAGTCCAATCCTTGATGGCATGAACACTTCAGGTGGTGATAACTGATGGCATTCGGATTATCGTTCGATGAACTGAATAGGCTATACGAGGCAGACCATCGAGACAGCCTGCGGTCGATGCCTTTTGACCGGTTCTTCGGAGAGATGGACCTCTCTCAGGAGCAGAAGGACAAGAGGAAGAGAACAGCCAGGGAGATACAGCAATTCATGTTGTTGGCCATCATGTCAATGTACAACATGATGGAAGAGGGTGGATACGATTTCTCTGATGCGTCTAGGATCATTACTCAGAGGTACAACGACCTGCTGGATGAGCTAGGTCTTTCTTTGACCGCATTCTTCGCAGCATCTCACGTAGAGTCAACCGCTGCGGAAATCGTTTCTGCGACTCTGAACCATCCCGATGATCCGTATTTCTTCAGCACGGACAGAGCAAGATTGATTGCCGAGAACGAGGCAAACAGCATTTGGAATGATGCTGAGTATCAGGACGCTGTACTTACCGGCAAACGGTACAAGACATGGCATGCAATCATGGACAATCGCACAAGGGAAACGCACAGGGAAGTAAACGGTACCACAATTCCGATTGACCAATACTTCGTTGTTGGAAATTCATTGATGTTCTTTCCCCGTGATTCGAGCGCAGATCCCGAAGAGGTAGTGAACTGCCGGTGCACGGCAACATATTTCTGAGATTGAGGACCTACTGAGCAAATGCCCGGTAGGTTCTTTTTCTGATATTGGACAGAGAAGTCCTAAAAACACAAACCTCAGAGAAGAGGCGAAAACACAAACTATAACCCGAATGGACAGAGAAGTCCTTAAAACACAGGAGGCAACATGGAAGATAGCAAAGTAGTGCAGACGGAAGAAGCAAAAGCACCTGAAACCAATCAGGAACAGACAGAGCAGGAACCAATCACGGTGGATTCACTGATGGCGCAGATGGCCCAGTTAAAGGCCGAGAATGCAAAAAACAAGACCGCTCTGGACAAAGCACTGCACTCAAACGGAGAGCTAACAAAGCAGCTCCGAGCGAAGATGACCGCTTCCGAGCAGGAAGCAGAAGCCAAGAGAGAGGCTGAAGAGGCACAGGCTAACCGCATCAAAGAGCTTGAGAACTACAAGCGGAGATCCGAAGCGAGAGAACGTTACATGGCAACCATTGGCATGCCGGCAGATCTTGCAAAGGAAGCAGCAGATGCGGAAGTAAACGGAGATATGGATGCACTGGCAGCGGTATACAAGCGGCACCAGGAAGCATCGCTTAAAGCTCACGAAGCGGAATGGCTTAAGAACCGTCCGGTTCCTGAAACTGGACGTGAAGAAGATAAAGCCAAAGAAGACCCATTCCTTGCTGGCTTCAATAAGTCATAACCATCAAAAAAACAGAGTGCCATTGAGCACCGAACATACAAAACAGGAGGACAACACAATGGCACTTGGAATGAACTATGCCGAGAAGTATTCCCCTATCGTTGACGAGCGTTTTAGACTCGGCGCACTGACTGGCGGAATGGTTAATAATGAATATGACTGGGTTGGTGTTGAGACCGTCCAGGTTTACAGCATCCCGACCGCTGCTATGAACAACTACACCCTGACCGGCATGAGCAGATATGGCACTCCGGCAGAACTCCAGAACGACATCCAGGAACTGAAGGTTACCCAGGATCGTTCCTTCACTTTCACAATTGATCGCAAAAACCACGATGACACCATGATGGTCATGGAGGCCGGACGTGCTCTTCGCAGACAGATCGAGGAGGTATGCATCCCTGAGATTGATACCTATCGTATTGCTGCTCTTGCAGGTGGCGCAGACGCTGCTCATGTACATGATGACGCTGCTGTATCCGCATCTAATGCCTACGAACTGTTTCTGGCTGCACAGGAAGACCTGGATAATGCAAAGGTTCCGCAGGGCGGACGTTTTGCCATCGTTACTCCGGCTTTCCTGAACTTCCTGAAGCAGAACGAAAACTTTATCAAAGAGTCCGATATGTCCCAGCGCATCGCTATCACAGGCGTGATCGGCGAAGTCGATGGTGTTTATATCGTAAAAGCTCCTACCAGCTACTTCCCGACCGGCGTACAGTGCATTATTACTAATCGTGCCGTAATGCCGTCCCCGATCAAACTCCAGGACTACAAGATCCATCAGGATCCGCCTGGTGTGAATGGTTGGCTCGTGGAGGGCAGGCTGCGTTACGATGCCTTCATTCTGAACGAGAAGAAGGGTGCAATCGCAGTAGTCAAGAATCCGGCTTAATGGTCGATGACCAGGAGAGGTACTTATGATAACCCTTGAAAAAGACGGAAAACGCATGGTGGTCGCAACTGAGTTGCAGGCCTCCGTTTTTGTGCGTAGTGGATATAAACGGGTAGAGGCTCCGGAGGCACCTAAAACGCCTGAAAGGAATTTCGCTACCGAAGAGGCACAGGAGACAGCGCCCATTGCTGATCCGGAGTCTGAAACACCCGTTTCCGATGAAGAAGCTCCGAGGCGGAGACGCAGAAGAGCAAAGTAAGAGGTGAGAGTATGGAGCAGGAAATCTTAGCTGCCACTAAGGCATATCTGAATTATGATGCGGATCTGAACGAGGTGCCGGATGACGCTTTTCTGCTCCTGCTCATCGACCGGGTAATTGGCGAGTACAAGGAGCAGAGAAATTATCCCGATGGTACTTCAGATGAAGTAATTGATGCTGATGTAAATAAATATTTCGGCATGAAAAAAGGATATGTAGCCTGTGAGGTCATTCCAGCCATGATTGGCAAGATTGGTAGCGAGGGTATGTACACCCTGATCGATAACCAGGTTACAAAGAACTGGAAGCATCCTATTCCGGTTTATCTGCCCGATGTGGTCCCCTTCGGTAAGGTGGTGTGATGTTATGCGGAACAATCTTCGTAACTCCAGAAAACTCTGGTACGCCACATACAAAGGACAGGACTATGTGCGTGATGAGAATGGAGATATCACAGGAGATATTGCAGTAACATGGAATGATCCCGTGATGTTCAAGGCTAGTCTTTCTGCTACTAGAGGTACGCAAGGTTTCACCGGAACTGGCGAACGTGTGGATTACTTTGGGGCAGATATCGACTACTCCCTTATTATCAGTACGTGCAACATGCAATTACCCATCGATGAGTATTCCCTTATTTGGAAACATGAACCGGATACAGACGGTCAAGGAAACATTGACTTTGCCAGAGCAGATTACCGAGTAACCGCTGTAGCTCGTGGCCAACGTCACATGAAATATGCCATTAAGGAGCTTGCCAAAACTACGCTGCCGGACCCCTTTGAGAGGCTGACAAGTAACAGTCAAGGCAATGATAGTTCTTCGAATGATGACATTATCATCGTGCCATAAGGATGTGATGCTATGGGAAGAACCAAGATCAAGGTCGATCTCACGCATGACGGACTTATCGAGGCTCAACGTGCAATTATGCGCTACAAGGATGAACTGCGGTACAAATGCGAGTTATTCCTTGACCGGCTTGCAGAATATGGCATCCACGAGGCTGTGTTTGCTGCCGGTGGAGATCAGGATAACTACGGCAATTATCTTTCGTTCCGCAAGGATATATCGGATACGGCAGATGGTGTACAGTGCATCTTAGTCGTTACGTCCGACATTATCAAGAGCGAATGGAAGACAGGACCTGGCGATGGCGAAACGAAGTCTGCTGATGTATCTCCGCTTCTCATGTTGGAATTCGGTGCTGGCTTGCTTGCAAGAAACCCGGATGCCAATAAGTTTGGAATGGGTACTGGCACGTTTCCAGGACAGACGCATGCGGAAGATCCGAGAGGATGGTATTACCAAACGCTCGATGGACGGTGGCATCACTCGTATGGTCACGAGGCACGGATGCCCGTTCAGAAAGCAGCCGATGAAATGATTCGGCAAGTTCGACACGCAGCCAAGGAGGTGTTCGGATGATAGACCCCTGGAATAGAGTCATGAATAACCTTCTTGTTGCTGAGAGGGGCGTTTGCAAGAGCATCGTATCCAACGTGGCGGATACTCCGCCAACGTTTCCTGCACTGGCATGTGAATGTGTTGGAGCATCCGATGCTGCAATAGACATGGAGAACAGTGAGAACGGCATCAATTCCATCATCCGTATCCGGTCGTTTTCCACAAACGGACTCACCGATGCAAGAAAAGCAATTAACATAGCCTGTGATGCCATGAGGCAGATGGGTTATGTGAGAACCTTCGGGCCTGAGCCAATTCCTCACCTGACCGATTTTAACATTAGGTGCATGGAAGCTAGGTTCAGAAGATTTCTTGGGGATGGAGATACCATTCCGAAATTCGAAGAAGAATAACTAGAGTGCCAAGAGTGCCTAGTATAAAAGGAGGCAATGCAAATGGCTAATCCGAAAGCATATAGCACGATCAATACTGTGCTGAAGACTTGCGCTACCAGCAGTGGCACATACTCTCAGCTTTGCAAGATTAAATCATACCCGGACCTGGGCGGCGCACCGGAACAGATCGAGACCACAGATCTTGAGGATACTTTCCAGACCTTTGTTCCCGGCGTGCAGAGCATGGAGTCCATGGAATTTACGTGCAATTACAACCCGACCGACTATGCGGCAGTTCTGGCTTCCGCAACGTCCACTGCGGATATCTTCTACCATCTTGAATTTGGTGAGAATGGTGCAGATGGTATCTTCGCATGGTCCGGCAAGCACTCTGTGCGTGTAACGGGAGCGGAAGTTAATGCGGTCCGGGAAATGGTGATAACCGTTATTCCGTCTAGTGCAATCACTAAGGTGACGACCTGATCGGCAGGCAACTAAAAACGTAACACGTTAAGATATAGGGGATACTGGATGTGATGTTCTGTATCCCCTTTTCTTGTATATGGGGCAAACACATCAGAGTCCCATGAGGAGGACCAATGAGCGAAATCACGATTAATGGGAGAAATTACACCGTTCCTGAACTGGACTTTAATGCTGTATGTGATCTTGAGGAAAAAGGCGTGAACATCCTTAACATGGGGAATGACATGAAGATCGCATCCATGGTTAGAGGACTTACTGCGTGGATCATGAACGTGGATCTCGCAACTGCATCAAGAGAGATCCAGGCACACATCCAGAACGGTGGAAACGTCATGGATATTCTTAATTCCTTCACTGCTGCTGTTGACAACTCTGGTTTTTTCGGACAGACACGGGAGAACAGAAAAGCGATCCCGATGGACCATCAGAAGAAGCAGAACCACAGAAAGAACCAAAGGAATACCACTCCCTCACAGAGATCATAAATGATGTGTGGGTTCCGTTGGGTGTGAAGTATCACATCCCGATAGATATATTTTACAAGCTAAATCCGAAGAAGATGCTCCGATACCAGCCATACCTGTCTGAATGGCTAAAGCAGAGCAAACATGAGGAGAACGAGACCGGGTGGGTAAACGGGATATACGTTGCAAAAGCAGTCTCTGCCGCCGTATTCCCAAAACAAGCGAAGTATCCCGAAGAGGTCATCAACCTGTTTGGAAGCAGTCAAAGCGGAAGCAGTGACGAAGAGGCCTACGTTCTGACCGATGCGGACCGTTTTGCTGGATTTGCGATACAGTTTAACAAATCCAATGAGAGCAGGTTTAACAGAAAGCCCACAATCGATGCTGATGTTATCAGTGTAGATGGACAAGACGTAGCAAAAACAGCCGAAGGTCCTGATGAGTGAGAGTGCCATGAGCACCAATGCTATCCTGGCTGGTCCAGGTTCATATATGGTTGAAAGCGTGGTGGTGCTAAATGGCTACTATAGACAATCTTGATATTCAGATAAAGGCTCAAACGAGCAAGGCTAACACTGAACTAGATAAGCTGTTCAAAAAGCTAGTCGATGTCGAGAGCGCACTGGCTGGTGTAGCCAATGGTTATGATGATGCAGCACAGGCCATCACAAGATTTTCTCGTGGTGTATCGCTCATCGGGACAGTATCCGGTAAGACGAACATCAACATCAGGGCAACGGCAACGTCTACAAGGCAGCTTAATTCTGCAACAGGAAGAGCACAGCAGTCATTGGTTAAGATGTCATCTGTGCTTAAAGGAGTAGGCAACACTCTCAAATCTACCGCATCAGCAGCTACGAAGTTAACATCTGCATTCGGTAGGCTTGTTGCAGCACAAGTACCTGGACTTAGCATGCTCACTAAAGGGTCCAAGGGCGTAAACAATCTTGGGCTCAGCTTCGGAAACCTTCTTCGTGCCATCATTCCGTTTTACGGGATAAGGGGAGTATTTGACTGGATTAAAGACTCAGTCGGGTATGCATCCGACCTGACCGAGATCCAGAACGTTGTCGATGTCACGTTCGGCAACATGAAGAAGACGATGGAGGATTTCGCAGCTACTTCCATCGAAGAATATGGCATGGGTCCGCTCACCGCAAAGCGTATCGCATCACGTTTCCAGGCGATGGGCGTGGCGATGGGCATCTCAAACAATTCTGCGAAGAAAGCTGGCACTGAACTGAGCAACATGGGCATCCAGATGGGCGATGCTTACGACAAAGGTGCCAAATCTGTTGCGGATATGTCTGTACAGTTGACCAAGCTGACTGCTGATATCGCATCCTTCTACGATAAGGACTACGACACAGTCGCCAAGTCAATGGAAGCCATATACACCGGCCAGACCAGACCTTTAAGGCAATACGGCATTGACCTCACGCAGGCCACACTGTCTGAATGGGCTGCTACACAAGGCTTGAATGCAAATATGCAGGCGATGACGCAGGCAGAAAAAACACTGCTCCGTTATCAGTACGTGCTGGCACACACAACTGCCGCCCAAGGAGACTTCAATCGCACGTCCATGAACTGGGCGAACCAGTTAAGGATCCTCAAGGAAAACCTGCAAATGCTCGGCTCCACACTTGGTGGTGTGGTGATTAATGCGTTCAAACCGCTTTTGACCTGGCTGAATGCATTTGTAGGTCGAGTAACGGCTGTTGTAACGACTATAGCCAATGCCCTCGGAAAAATCTTTGGATGGACAATCCAGAGCACATCTGCCGGAGTAGGCGGAGATGACATAGAGGGTGCCGCTGATGCTTTCGATGATGTTGCTGGTGGTGCGGATGATGCTGCCGGATCTATCGGAAAAGCAAATAAGGCAGCGAAGGAATTCAAGGCCACGGTTCTTGGTTTTGATGAACTTAATAAACTGAATGACAATACTACTCCTGATACTGGCACTGGTGGCAGTGGTGGTTCGGGTGGTGGCGGCGGAGGTGGCACTGGTGCAAGCGCAGCCGGTGCTGGTGACTTTGCCATCGTAAAGACAGAGAGCATCCTTGAAAAGTATAAGAGTGACATCGATACTCTTTACGAACTTGGAGAGTATATCGGCAATACAATAGCTGATGCTCTTGGTAAGATTAAGTGGGATAAGGTATACCAAAAGGCTGAAAACTTTGGCAAAGGCCTTGCAGAATTCTTGAACGGTTTGATCTCTCCGAAATTATTCAGTACGCTTGCGCAGACGATATCTGGAGCGATTAATACAAGCCTGCATGCTCTCAACAGCTTCGGGACTACATTCGACTGGAATGATTTTGGGACATCGCTGGGTACTGGCGTAAGAGATTTCTTCCTCACATATGACTGGAAACTGAGCGCAGATACCTTCGTTACATTCAGTAACGGCATCTTTACCGCACTTAATTCCGCACTGGACGAGATCCCATTCAAGACCATCGGCATCAATCTGAAGCTGAAGATGCTTCGTAAACTCCAGGGATTTGACTGGAACTTGGCTTTTACCGTCTTCAATAAATTCGGGACCAAACTTGGTTCCTTCATTAATGGATTAATTGATCCGACAATCTTCGGTGAGCTTGGCAAGGCTATAGCCAATGCCATGAATGCGGCTATTACTGGAGCTAATGGCCTGCTCGAAGAACTGAAGAAATCGCAGATCGGTAAATCAATCGCATCTGCAATAAATAA